TTGTGGAATATTGGTGTCTTTGTCTGTAGTCCAATACTCCCTTTTCGCCAAACATACTTCAATCTTATTGTTTATAACAGTATTACAAGCCATATGTGGGTCTTGAAATGTAGTTGCTCCTGCAGAAATAAGAAAAGATTTAAATATCTCTGTTCTTACTTTTGCGGCAGCTTCACTAGTATGTGAATCAACTCCACTAAATTTCAAGAATGCTATACCTTCATCATTACCTACCATAAATTCTGTATATGGTGTGCCCTGATAACCTGGTACCTCATCACTTGTTTTAAACTTTCTGATTTCAACTGTATGAGCTCCTGCACCCAAGTAATCTGACTTAGGCGTAGAAGCATTTTCTATTTTAGTTTCATTCAATTTTGGAAACATTTTTATTCGATTTTAATTAAACACTTTCTTTAGCAAACGTACTATTCATAATAGCAGTTTGTGGTTCAGAGTAATAAGTTCTACATGCGTCAATAACTTGTTTTAAGTCATTATCAATATGTAAGTCTAAGAACATGCCCATAGGACTCTTTGCAGAATCTCTACCCGTTGTATTTGTTCTAAATCTATACTGAACTCCTTCATCTGTTGCTTTTGTATCTGTAAATAGACATATAACAAATTCTTTTTCTACTCTCTTCTTCCATCTGTTACCATCAATGGCAACAAATCTTTCTTCCACTCCATTGTCTCCATCATACACACCATCAATAGCAGTGAATATAACGTACTTATCAGAGTTTTTAGACTTGTCTAGTATTCTACCTATCTCTTTGTTATAATAACCCCATATATCAAAGCCTTTATATCTTATTTCAGCTTCTCTATATATGATTTCTATAAGAGATGTAAAAGATTCAATAACAATAGTTTTAATTTTATCACTCTCCATAGCTTTGTCTAAAGCTGAGTGAAATTCAGATACGCTTTTGACTGGTACGTTCATAAAGTCATTAGCATTTTTGAATGGTAATTGTTTTCTTTCTGTGTTAATCACAGCAGTGGACTTAGGGTCAAGATTTCTCATAGAGCTCGACTTACCTGACCCCGAGGGTCCCACAATAATAATGTTCGGTTTCATTTGTCTTTCGTTTTTAAATTAAACAATTCGGTTTTACTTATCGGTTTTTTTTTGTTTTTAGATTTGACGAACTTAACGTAGCCCTTAAACATAAAATTTTTATCTTCATTAAGGCAGGATTCTATTTCTTGAAAAGTTTTTTTAAGAACCTTTTTAACAAGAGTTCTAGGAACTTTTAATTTTTTAGAAACCTTTTTTATACTTTCGTCAAACCTAATCATAATGTACAAATGTACTTAATAAATACAAATATACAAAAATAAAACAACAAAAAGAATAATTAGTTATCCACGGTAAGCTGTTGGTAACTCTTCAAACTTTGTTAAATAATCTACAAACCTTAAGTATCTACTACCTATACCTATATTTCTACCTTTAGCAAATATAATTTCAGCTAGTCCTTCTACACTATTACCTGAACTATCTTCTTTGATACCATAATACTCTGGTCTGTAAACAAATGTAACAACATCGGCAGCCTGCTCTATCTCGCCTGATTCTCTTAAATCAGCTAAGGTAGGTCTACCTGTTTCTCTTTTACTAACGTTTCTAGATAACTGTGATAAAGCTATAACAGTAATATCTAGTTCTTTAGCTATATTCTTAAGAGCCCTAGCAACATGAGAAACTTCTTGTTCTCTACTCCTACCGTGTATATTGTAAGATATTAATTGCATATAATCAACAACTACCATTTCTACTTTTTTAGATATAACATATTGTCTGATTCTATTTAATAAGTATTTTAAAGATGTATTTTTACATTCATCTATATACATATTAAGTTTTTCTAATCTAGCTACACTATTATGTATTTTAGTCATTTCAACGTCATATATTTTACCTTTAAGTAAATGTTTATTGTTGATGTCTGTATCTCCACTAATTAATCTCATAAGCATCTGATTTACAGACATTTCGTATGAAAATACTACAGTAGGATGTCCTAGCTTAACAGCATTTATAGCTAAGTTTAAAGCAAAACTAGTCTTACCCATTGATGAAGCACCTCCAACAATAACTAAATCTTGTTTTTGCCAACCACTAGTAAAGTTATCAATAGATAAGAATCCACTAGGAATACCTGTTAATCCATCAGATTTCATGTTTTGTTCTAAACACTTCATCATACTGGGCATTTGTTCTTTGATAGAAATAATTTTAGAGTCATCAATGTTACCAATTTTTTGTGACTCTAATTCTATTTCTTGAACCATTTCAAATAAATCATCATCATTTTGTATTCTTTTTAATGTATTTTCACACAAGTGTTTAAGACTTTTCTTTTTACTTGATTGATTTAACATTAATATAAGAGACTGAGGTTGATATAAGTCGTATGAATTTTCCATACATTTTTGTGCAAGACTTATAGCAGATGACTTATTTGAAAATGATAAGTAAAACTGTGTTAAATCTACTTTATTATTAGTTTGATATTGAGCATCTATAGCATTGTATAGTTTTTTATGCTCAGCATTAGTGAATAATGATTCGTTTAATAAAGTATGATTTTCATAGTAATGATTAGGGTTGTTTATTAGTTTACCCAATAAAACTTGTTCAAAATATTCTATATCATTCATATTTATTTAATGCTTGATTTTTAATGTCTATTTTAAACTCTAAATACTCAATGTATTTAATAATATGTTGAAGGTAGTATTGGTCATCAGACTTCATTTCTTCTATTCTAAAGTCCATAAAATAATTAATACCATCTTTAACGATATCTAAATCTAATTTATCGTTCATCGTAATCTTTGTATTTTGGTTTAGTATAAACCTGTTTAACTTCCTTAATGTCTATGGGTGGTAACTCATCTTCCCAACGCTCATATTTAAGCCAACGTATAGGGTCAGGTGGATTAGGGTACCACGTATTGTTCTGTGCATATTTTGCACGCAGGACGTTCTGACTAACCAAACTGTCCATGATGATAGTGAATAACTCTGCTGACATCTTTAGTTTAGACCAGTATGTCTTGCATTGTTTTTTACCTACCTTTTTAGGATACTCTTTCCAAAAAGTATCGAACCATAATTGTTTTTGTAATTTATCCATTGGGTTGCAAATTTATATTAATAATTGTTAATAGTCAAAAAAAGTTATTAACAAAGAAAGGTGCATGGTTCAATCACGGGCATAGTTACGGAGAATAATTAATAACTATTACCACACACCTTTCTGTTAATGAGTAGCGATTAACTTTGTTTAAACTTATCTTTTCTTGCATTTATGTACTCTAAAAGCTTTATAGCTTTATCAGTATCTTGAATCCCTGTAGATACTATATCACGCAATAGTATACAAGGCTCAGGATATTTGTTAGTATAATGCTTAAAAGACTCTACAATGTCTCTTGGATGGTTTTCTATATACCTAACAAAGCACATACATATCAAAATCCAATTATACATTTTAGTATAACTTGTAGTACCACTATGACACCTAAACTCTACAGTATCAGGTGAATATTTGTAACTACAATTGTTAAGATTTAGCCATGTATATCTTGAACTATGATATCTACCATAAGGATGTGCTGTGTTCTTATTGTTTGTTGAATTAAATTCTGAACTATCTACATTGACATATTCTGCTAATAACTTTAGTTGTCTAGAGTATGTTCTAGGATATAGTTTTTTACTTACATATTTTATGTCTTTGTATTTGTTTTTGATTTTGTAACAATAAGAACCCGTTAATCTCGATGGTGGTAGCATTGTATATATTTCATCTTGAAGCATTTGACCTAACATAATAGCTAGGATAGAAAACTTCCTGTTAAAAGTAGCTCCACCAATATGAACATGCAGTCCGCAGGATTTGTCTACATAACAATGATTATCATTTAGTTCTGTACAAATCTGTGATAACATATCCAAACCCTTATCGCCCTGAAGAACACCTGTGACAAACTCCATGCCGTTGATACTACCATCGTGAACTGAAGCTAATGACAAGTCAGACCAATCTAAACTACTGTCACATGTTTCTATTTCTACACCGAATGTATATTTCATTCCATGTGTTAAATCAAAAGTAGTAGATTCTTTAAGACTGGGAACTCTGTATTGATTTTCCCATTCCGCTCCATCTTGTATGTCATCTATATGTAGCCAATCATCTGAGTCTTCACAATAATCCATATCACAATCTCTTGCAACATCAGAAGACATATAGTATTCATCTCTATCTTCTGAATAAACATAGTCACATTCGTTATGAAACCAACTTTCACGACCTGGGTTTACCCAACCATAAACCATGTTGTCTTCAAACCTATATACTTCAGACCAGTTGTCCCAAGATATATAATAATCTCCAAGATTTTCTGTAGGATACCATAACTCATTACACTCACATAATGAAGCTTCGTCTTGATGAATATATTTTTCACCTCCATCAATATTAACATAATCATCTGCATAATCTGGATGTACATAACCACCATCATACAATTGATACATTTCATTAATATCAAATTTTTCTCCGCTTTCTTCACAAACTTGTTTAGTAATAGTAGTCATAAGAGAATTGGTTTAATTGGTTATACAAATCAAGAAGCTTTTCAGATTCTTCTTCTGTAAAACCTCTTTTGTGAGCTTCGCTGTATAGTTCATAAATAAATGATGCATAATCTTGCATTTTTTCAAACTCTTGATATTCAATATGATTGTAATCATTAAGAGAATAATCATCTTTATCTATTTCACCCAAATAACCCCAATCTTTATTAGAATAACTACCATAGCTTCTCCAATCTGTGTTAACAGTAGATTTAGCAGGAACTGGCTTGTGCTTAATCTTAATAGTTTTGATTAGCTTACCATTTTCAAGTATGTAAAGTTTGTTTTGAGGAACTTCTTTTACTTTGTTTTTGCCTGCTATATTCTTTAGACCTTCTTCCAAAGAACTAAAGTAATATCCATCTTCTGTTTCTACACCATACAATGGGTTATCTCTACGATATACATATAATTTATTATCACCTTTTGTATATATAACATTCTTTGCACCTCCAAAGAGACCTAAATGTTTATCGTTTTTTTCTTGTGCTAATAATTTAAATATCATTTGAGAATCTACTGTAGTTGGTTCAATGCCAAACTTTTTGCCTACTTCTTTGTAATTGTTTAGTACACCATTGTGTGCACCTATAATGTTTTTGTATTGAAAAGGATGTGCATTTTCTACAGTATGTTCGCCATGTGTAGCAAATCTTGTGTGTCCAATTAGAACACTGCCTGTTACATTAGTATCAAGCATAGGTAGAATGTTTAAAGACTCATCTGTTGTCTTGTATATTTTATTGTTCGCATATAACCCTGTAGAGTGTCCACCTCTATCGTCGTTATCTGCTAGTAAATGTAAAGCCTTAAATATACTTGTATCAGCTTTACCACTAAATCCAACTAATCCACACATTTTTTTTTCGTTTTTAAGTGTTAAATAATAATCATTAATTGCGTCATAAGGTACGCCACCTGGTCCAAACTCATCTAATATCATACTTCAGCTTCGTTTATCAATTCTTCTTTTTCCAATTCTAATTTATTTCTACGTTTTATTTCCATTTCAAAATATGATTTACAATCAGCAAAATCTCCTTTGCTTACATATGGAAGCAACATCATAAGTAAATGATGAGCAAGATATGAACAAGCATAAGTTCTTTGTTTATCAAGACTTTCATCTTCATATGGTGAAGGATAATTAATTGACACTTTCGTGTTAATTTTTTGTCCTGAATTACTATGCAAAATCACTATTGGTTCAGAATTATAATCAACATAATCTGCTAACCTTAGCTTCATCTTAATTAAATCTACTATGTCTCTAAGACGAATATGTACATTGTTATCTACATATTTATTGTTTATAGATTTGTTTTTAAGAAAAGCTTTACCAGCAACCATGTCTTCTAATTGATAAATAGATTCTTGGACATCTTTTTGATTAACGTTATCTTCAAGCAACTGACTTGGATGGTTTAATATTTCTCTTAATGCATAAAGCATTATTTCTGTTTTTAATTTTTCCATGTTTTATGTTTTATTTTTTATTTACTGGGTTATGACCTATTAATTCTATTGCTTTATCTAAACAATTAAATAATTCTTCATAATAATCTGGATATAAAAGTGAACCATCATCTTCACAATAAGATTGGTTCATCGTTCCTAATAATTCTTTAATTGCGTGCTTAGTTTCCATTAAGCCGTGGGCTACATATCCGTCAGAATAGTAATCATTTTTCTTTTTCATAATTTTATATTTTTAATTTAACAAGTACTTATCATAAATACTGTGATTACAATAATTAAGAAAGTAAATATATTTTCTACGTTCATATTTTAATTTTTATGGTATTTATTAGAGTATCCATTCCAATAATTTTCTATTGCTAATTGATTTATTAAGTCAGGGTAAGTTTCTTCTAATTTTTGTAAGTCACTGCCGTTCAGTGGTTTACCATTTTTAAACTTACCTGATGAAACAAATGCGTCAGAAAATTCTGGAAAGTCATAGCTATGTACTTCTTCCAAAGACAATGTGGCTATGTCAACTTCTTGGTTATTTATTAGTATTTTCATGTAAACTGTTTTTAGTTTTAAACTTATCTAATCTTGATTTTAAATCTAAGACTATATCATCACAAGAGCCACAGCCTTCTATATACTGTTCAAAGTCATCACTTCGAAAATCTATAGCGTCTGCAACTGCGTCTTGTATCATGCCACTAATAGAACTACCGTCTACGGATATGTGTTGAACTTCATATTTTAAAGCATTTAAATCATCTTCACATTGTTTAATAAACAAAGTAAGTTCTGATTTAGGTATGATAACTTTATCTTTACCTGAAAGATAATCAGCTACCAATAAATTAATAGAGTTAAGTAATTTTTTCATGTTATAAATATTAATTAGTAATTAGTAAAAAAAATAATAAGACATTGGCTACAGATAGAGGACACATTGTGTCTTATTCTGCAACCTAATAGTCTTATCTTATAAGGTAAAAGAAGGCAGTAGAAACTAAACATAAATAAAATTATAAGTGCGATTTAATTATGCGAACCTCTATTACGGCGTAGTATCACATAAAGTCAATTTTAACGGATTCGCAAGAATCTTTGAGAGTGATACTATTTATCGCTAAGAAGCACTGCCTTCTTTTATAAGTTACAGGGTGTATTATAGGCATTCAAATATTCCTCGACCACCTTACGGTTAGGTCCACCCTGTATGTTTAAACTAAATTATATGTAGCTATGTGGTATGATATTTGAATGTATGTATCATCATCTGACATGTCAACTGTATCATATATTAGTTCAAGTTGCTCTAACGCTTCACTAAATGTTTGGTAAAGTGTATTGTCAACTAATAATTCTTTTTCGTGCTTACCATTATTGGTAGATTGTATTATTGCATATATTTCTTTCATGGCTATAAATTTAGTTAAACAAAAGCAAAACGCCACACAACAACAAAATAAACTACCGTGCATGTAAGTGGCAACCACTACCGCGCATGATGATAGTGAACCCGCCGAAGGCGTGAACTCCGTGAACGAAGTGAACACCATATAAAAAAAAAGAGGAACATACTAAATGAATAGTAGTTCCCCTTAATGTTAAACTAAAATGTTATTACCATATATAACATAAAACTTACATAGAGCGTAAGTACAGTAATAATGAAGATATTACAACCAGTATCATAGTTCATGATTATAATGGTAAATCATCATTGGTAGCCTTAACTGCGATTTTATCAGCATAATACTTTGAATCTACAAAGTTTAGTTGACCATTGTCACGCTTGTATTGAGCAAACTCAATAGTATCGCCGTTAGCTAAGTTCTCAAAGAAGTTATTGATGTTCATTTTATTTTGCATGATGATATTATATAAGGCTTTAGACCTGTTGAGATTCATGCCTGATTTGAACTCGTCAATGATTTCTTTAGAAGAAGTATTTCTGAATAACATACTGTAATAAACAGTTTTGTGAGATTCAGGTTGTTTAGAAGCTTTGATATTGATAGCAAAACATGGTAAGTCTTTATCAGTCCATTGACCATTGACTTTTTGTCTTTGATGTAATACTATATCTGCAATATCAAAAGCTTTAGCGTCTTTGCCGTCTGCAAAAGAAAACTTATAAGATGGCATAATCATAGTTAGATTACCTTTTTTGATACCTTCTGTTCTATCCAGGTAATCATTAGATATAACAGTTTTGACTTTTGATAAGTCTTTTGTGATTGAAGTTATTAAACTCATAACATATAATTTTTGATTAAACAGTAGAGAACAACAAAAGCTGAACTCTACTGAGTAATAAATAATAATGAAAAATTCTGATAGTTTATCCACATATCTGGTGCTTCAGTTGTTCGCAAGGCTACTGATGAATCCGTGATTGTATATATAAGTTATAGGATAGCACTATATCAAAGTATGTAACTATTACAAAATAACTTATACAACAGGAAACAACAAAACATACACAAAATAACAATACAGCACAAATTGTACAAATAGTATACTGAAATGAAAAAAGAACACAAGACCACTTGACAATGTCAAATATTTTTTGTAACTTGGGCGGGAGTGGGACAACTGGTACACACAAACCATGCAAAACACCTAAACAATATACAAGTACTGCAAAGCAATTCTGCAAGAATTCTTAATAACAAGAATTATAGACGAAAATAGTATATCGTACACACGTTTG